ATATTACGAGGACTACATACAGGACCTGACATCATCGGACAACAGGGTCCTTATTGCATCTTTTTATCTACATCCAGAGGAAATTGCGGAACTACAAGGGAATGAACGAGTATTCGTTCAGGGAAACTATTATAGAATAAACAGGATAAACGGGTTCGACCTTACAAAAAGGTCATTGACCGAAGTGGAACTGATAAAAATTACTGGTGAATATGAACCACACCCCGTTAGATATTACAAACTACAAAATTGTTCGGACCCCTCCGATTTTAGATACTCAAATACGGACCTAAACTATACACTATGGGCGTATAGAAATAAGAGGGTAAAATTGGACGGAAATTGTTATACAATTTTGGATGATATTTACAGACCAAACGTAACATACGAAGTAATAGAAGTCCCCTTCCAAACAGGGTCATTCTTACCATTATTCTATGACAATTGTTCCTGCACCGACCCGATGGACGAGGTTATCATTTATAGGGAACTCGACTGCGTTCCACCACAACCACAACCTACACCAACAGGAATAACTCAATACTACTACTACATTTTGGAGGACTGCTTAGGGGGACGACAGATACTCGCACGTTCGACAACCTACTATCCATTGGGTCAAGTGGTAAGGACAACCAACGGAGGAAATACGTGTTATTTTGTATTCGATATAACGACGAATTCCAACACGAATGATATAACCATAACCTACGAAAGTTGTGAGGAATGTGCTGCGGATATACCAACCCCCACACCAACGAGAACTCAAACTCCAACACCGACACCATCTAAAACACCTTGTAATTGTAGAGAATACGAAATAGAAAACTTCAACCCGTATAGTGAGGTGGTAGAATACGACGACTGCTTCGGTGTTCATAGGACACCAACCATAGGGGCTTATAGTTTTATTGTTGACTGCCTATGTGAGGGGTCACTTATAACACCAGCAGGCGTGAGTGGAAGGGACTTGGGAACCTGTATAGAGACAACACCAGCGGTGACTCCAACGAGGACAATAACACCAACACCTACGAGGACACCGAGTCCGACACCATCGAATTGTGCGTGTTATAACTACCAAATAACTAACAACTCGGAGGACCAATTACTCGACTATGACGCACTTTTATGTGGGGGATGCGTAGGGTCACCAACTACCTATACAATTATACCAGGTCAGACCATAACGATATGTGCGTGTAATAACTCCGTGACGACGATGAACTTGGAAGTGGTGATAACCAAACTATCGTGTTGTTCAGTTCCAAGTCCATCACCGACGAGAACACCGACGAAAACTCCAACACCGACACCCCCACTTTGTGAGTGTATCGACTACGAATTTACAAACTTATCTTTCCTACCACAGACCATAACATACACGGACTGCGATGGAAATGAACAGGACCCAATAATAGGTGGTGACTCATTTATTCAGGACTGCGCTTGTGAGGGAACAATAATAGAAAACCCAAACATTGAGGTGGTGGATAACGGACCCTGTATAGAATAAAAATTATACTTACAATAAAGAACCTATGGCTCAAAAGGAATTAGTTTATAAACTCAAATTCGTCACCGAAAACGGGGAGGTTATTGAGAAAAGTGCGGACAACATAAAGGATATATCCCAATCGGTTGGACAATTAGAAACCAAACTAAAAGGAGCAACACTCGGTTCGGAGGAATTCAAAGGATTACAGACCGAATTGAAAAAGAGTAAAGGGGCACTCGACGAGGCTCAAGCCTCGACGATGTCCTTCTCGGAAAAACTACAAGGAATACCAGGTCCCGTAGGACAGGCTATACAAGGGGTGATGGGACTCGGTAAGGCGTTTATGACCCTTATTGCTAACCCAATCGGGGCTGCTATTGCCGCTATTGCACTAATATTCACCACCCTATACAAAGCACTGACCTCAACGGAGGAAGGGGCGTTCAAACTCAAGGAGGTAATGGGTGCATTATCAGGAGTCCTGAACCCCGTAATTCGACTCCTACAAGAAATTGCATTGGTTTTGGTAGATGGGATCCTAAAAGGACTTGAACTCGTTCAGAGAGGACTTTCCGCACTTGGGTTTGACCAATTTTCAAAGGCGAGTGCCGACGCACGTGACCTCGCACGTGCTATAAACGAAGTTGAGGAAGCCGAGGGAGACCTCAACGTTGAGAGGGCGAAACAAAACAAACAACTCGCAGAGGCACGAGAAATTATATCGGATACCAATAAGTCATTGGGGGAGAGACAAGAGGCACTACAAAAGGTGAAAAAGAGTGAGGAGGACTTAGCGGCGAAGGAAACAAACCTCGCTAAAAAACGACTTGCTAACATTCGTGAACAAATAAAACAACAGGGTAAGTCGACTCAATTACTCGATGAGGAGGAACAGGCTCTAATTTCTCTATACAACACCCAACAAAACCAGTCCGCAGTAAGAAGGAAAAACATCAAGGCGGAACAGGCGTTATTGAGGGAAGTTGCAGCGGACGAAAAGGAACAAGATACGGAAAGACAAAGAAGGTCGCAAGAGGCGGAGGAACGTAGAAAAGAAAAACTACGAAAAGCCAAAGAAGCGGCTGACTTTGAAAAAAACCTAAACATCGAACTCATTGAGAACGACTACGACCGACAAATACAACAACTCAAAAACCAAGAGGAAGCACAAATTGAACAAATAAAAAGTTTGAATGTAAGTGCCCTAAAAGGTCAGGAACTTATCCTAAAAGTTGTAGAAAAAACTCAACAAAAAATTGCAGAAATTGAGAATAAGAGAGCCGCAGACCAAGATGCTAAATTCAAGGCGGACCAAGCGAAAAAAGAAGCGGACATTCAGAGTGCACTGAACAGGGAACTTGCTAACATAAATTCTCTTATCGAACTCGATAAGATGAAATATGAAAACCTTGCACAATTATCAGAGGACGACCTCGATAACACTATACGTCTGTTGAATGAAAAAATGAGGTTGGAAATTGCTATGGCTGAAAAGTCAGGAGCCTCAGCTGCTCAACTACAACTCATAAAAGCCACATACGCTGACGCAGAAATTCAACTGACAAAAAACGTAACAAAAGCGAAACTCGATGCCGCTGCTCAGGAGGAACAAATTGAAAGAGAACAACTACGACGACAAGCGGACTCACTCGGACTCATCGCACAAGCCGCAGGGGAGACCACGGCTATCGGTAAAGTCGCTGCTGTTGCTCAAGCGACCATAAACACCTACCTATCCGCCACGGAAGCCTACAAGTCCGTTGCGGGGATACCTGGAATAGGACCCGTTCTCGGAGTTGCAGCTGCGGGTGCTGCTATTGCACTTGGACTAAAACAGGTTTCGGAAATTATGTCAGTCAACGACAACATACCAAAACCAACCTTTGGAACGGGAGGTATCGTATCAGGAATGGGAGGAATAACCACCGACAATATCCCTGCAATGTTATCAAACGGAGAGAGCGTAATAAACGCCAGAAGCACCGCTATGTTCCGTCCGACTTTGGACCTTATGAATCAACTTGGAGGAGGGGCTAAATTTCAGGGAGGACTACAACAAAACGGAGTGGATATGGCTCAAATGGAACTCATCGCAGGGGTAAAGAGTAGGAACCAAACACCAGTGAGAGCCTACGTGGTTGCATCTCAAGCATCAAACCAACTACAACTCGACAGACAGGTGAAAAGTAGGTCGTTGGTATAAGTATAAAAAAAATATACTTATCGATATGAAAATTATCGAGTTATTCCTCGACCCCGAGTCAATAGAAGGAGGAGTCGACGCTATCGCTTTAGTGGACAAACCAGCCCACGAGTCAAACTTTCTCACATTCACAGAGGACGACCCTACACTACCCCCAACGGACCTCACCTTTATCGGTGAAATGTTTGAGATGGAGGAACAAGTTGGGTTAGCGAAAAGTATCAACCAACTCGGAACCCCAACAGGTATAATGGAAATGATGGGATGGGTTATAGAGTCCATCGAACCAGTCATTTCGTTGGAACAGGAACTAAAATTATTCGAAGGAGCGGTAACCGCTGAACCGAACCAACCATCGATGGCGGACTTACCGAACAGACGAGTAAGATACAAATACATCAAAAACCCCCAAGCTCAAGGAGATACTATAATACCAACCTCAAGGGACTTTTGTCGTGAGATGATACGATACGATAGAGTATTCAGAATTGAGGATATCCGTAAAATGACGGAGGACTGCGCTAACGACCAATTTGGTTGTTATGATATTTTTACGTGGCGTGGTTCATATAACTGCCGTCATCTATGGATGAAGGTGGTTTATAGACCCGCAGGACCTATTACAGGACGCCAGAGACCTCTTGAGGAGGGAAGCCCTGCGTGGAACCAACCATCAACACAAGTCCAACAGAGAGCAATTTTGGTGGAGGAACGATTCGGAATACTCGCTATGATAGATGGACAACCACTATTCTCAAGTAAGGAGGACGCACTCAAATTCGGTCAACTACTTGGATGTGAGGGATACCACGAACATAAGGTCGGGGACTACATAGGATATATGGCGTGTGAGACACACGAATTTCAGTCCTATAACGACTACCCTCAGTCAGCCTCCGATTCAGCGTGTAAAGTATTAGGATGGATAGAAAAATACGGACGAGACGAAGTAGACGGAATGGAGAGAACAGGTTTAGCCAGGGCTAACCAACTCTGTAATAGAGAGCCGATATCCGTAGATACCATCGCACGAATGGCGTCCTTCGCACGACACAAAAAAAACTCAGAAATTGCTCCCGAGTTTGAGGGAACGCCTTGGAAGGATAGAGGATACGTTGCTTGGGAAGGTTGGGGTTCAGATGAAGGTATAGAGTGGGCACAGAAAAAACTCGAGGAGATACGTAAGGAAATGGGAGTTGATGAGGATATGTTATACGACAACCCCTGTCAAGACGGATATGTTGCTTACGGAACCAAAGAAAAAGACGGGGTCGACGTTCCGAATTGCATACCAGAGGAAATGTGTTGGGACTGCGCAGGGTCGGGGGTATCCATATCAGGAGTCCCTACGGGGTTTTCAGAGGAAGGAACTAAATACGGGTTCTCATACGACGACGATAAAATGGAAATAACGGGAGCGGCTATTATACCAAACCGAATGATAATAAGAAGGAACCCAATTACAGAGGAATTATACTACGTATTTTTCTCTCAAGACACAACCAAAGTATTATCAGAAAAATTTATGGAGTCCAAAAAAACGGACCAAACAAATATAAACCATTCAGAAATTCCTGCACCCGATACATTCGTAACCGAGTCGTGGTTGGTCGATGACCCCAAAGTAGATAAGTCCTACTCACTTGGACTTGAATACCCGACGGGAACTTGGGTCGTCACGATGAAGGTAAAAAACAGGAAATTTTGGGAGGATATAAAACAGGGTAAGTATAGGGGATATTCCATTGAGGGATATTTCAACGAGAGAGTGGTATTTTCTTGATACAACTATACTTATCGGTATAAACCAATAAAAACTTCTATTTCTATGACAAGAAATGAAATAAAAAGAAAAATCGCACAACTTATCGGAAAGTCATTCGAAGCGTTCGGAGAATACAGAACCAAAGAAGGAACAGAATTGAGAATTGAAGGTGAAAAATTTATGGAGGGTATCCCTGTATATGTTATTACACCTGAAGGTCAATTACCAATTTCAGACGGAGAATACGAACTCGAGATGGGACAAAAGATAAAAGTTGAAGCAGGACTGGTTACCAACGTGGAGGAAATTTCCACAGAGGGAACACCAGTTGACGAGATATCGGAGGACTCAAATATTGACGAGACCGAACTCAGAAAGTTTGACGAAGCAGAACTCATCGACGGAACCATTGTGGGAACGGACGGGGACTTCGAAGTCGGTAAAAAACTTTACGTCAAGGACCAAGCTGGTGAATTCGTTCAAGCCCCTGAAGGGTCTCATACTACAAAGTCGGGTATCGAATTTGTTGTTGATTCCGAAGGGACCATCACCGGAATGAAAAGACCTGACGAAACAGGGGAAGGTTCACTTGAGGAAATGATGAGTCAATTCGCATCGGTTCTTGAGAAACTAACCCAACAAATTGTAGAGCTGAAAAAAGAGCAAGGAATTATGAATGAAAAGTTCACAAAAATTGCTAACGAACCGGCGGGTGAAAAAGTATTTGACCGCAGAGGATATCTACAAAGTGAGGAAAAAAACAAATTCTCAAAACTCGAACTTATCGCATCTTTGAGAAATAAACAAAACAACTAAAAAAAATAAAAAAAATGAATAATAACTTGAAAAAACACGAGTTCAATTTCAACCTTGCAGGTCTACAAACCTACACGGACCAAGTAGGAGGTCTTCTTCTTATGGAAGCCGTTGTAAAGGCGAAAACCGCAGAAATTGGATATGTTCAGTCTGGTATCAAAGGAACACAGGCTATCAACCTTTTGACATCAACTTTGAACGTTCAGGACGGCGGTTGTGGTTGGAGTCCAAGCGGACAAACAACTTTCACGCAGAGAGATATTTCTGTCTGTAATTATAAGGTCAACGAGGCACTTTGTCCCGCTGATTTGAATAATTATTGGGCTGGTCAATTCTTGAACGCAGGTTCATACAACGAGTCAGTTCCATTTGAGGAACAAATTGCTAAACTAAAAGTGGAACAAATCCAGAAATACGTAGAGGATAAATTATGGAAGGCTCAGTTGGTCGCTTCAGGTGGCACGGACTGCTTCGAAGGATTCTACTCTCTATTCTCCACAGGAACTTCAGAACCCGTAAATATCGTGGTATCGGCAACGACTCCAGCGGTTGGTGTGATGTTGACTTGCGTGGACCAACTTATCCAAACTCTACCTGATAAAGTTCAGGAGGACGACGACCTTATTGTAATGATGTCTATGGCATTATACAGAAAATACACCATCGACTTGAGAACGGCTAACTACTACAATTTTGGTGCTGAAACAAGAGCGGCTGGAACGGAATTTATCACCTTTCACCCTGGCACCAATATTCAGGTCGTAGGGATACCCGGTATGAGCGGCACCAACCAAATTGTTTGTGGAAAAAAATCGCAATTGGTAATTGGAACTGACCTTATGAGTGACTCAGAGCGTTTGGAAATGTTTTACGACAGAAACGACGACGAAGTAAGAGTAAGATGTAACTTCAAAATTGGAGCACAAATTCCTTTCCCTTCAAACTGGGCTTCAAACGGCTTAGCATAAAATAAACCTCAATAAAAAAAACAAGGAACTATGAGTTATTCAGCGTGTTTTCAGACATCTTCTATCAACTTGGCGTGTGCGTCAAATGTTGGTGGAATTGTCAAAGCATACCTCGTTGCGGGAAGCGTAACGGGCATAACCTACAACGTGGATAGTGCTATTACAGGACTAACCGGTGTGGGGAACATTTTTACATACGATGTTCAAAAACAGACCAGTTCCTTGACAGAAACTTTCAATTCTTCATTAGAAAACGGAACCCTATTCTACCAACAGGACTTACTCCTGAACTTCCACAAAATGGATGTTCAAAAAAGAGACCAAGTCCGTCTAATGGCTCAGAATAGAGGCTTGAAAGCGTTTGTTGAGGACAACAACGGAACTATTTGGTATCTCGGAGGTATCGATGGAGACGCACTCGCAGGAGGATATCTTTCAGCGGGAAGCGGCGTAACAGGAACGAGCTTTGGTGATGCGAATCAATATTCGGTCACTCTTTCGTTTTTCTCCAACGACCCTATGAACCCACTTGGTTTACCATTATCATCGGTGGTAAGTGGTCTTACCATCAACCCATAATAAAAACACCAAAGGGGGAAGGGAAACCGACCCCCTTTATTAGCCTTGGACCAATATGATACTAATAAAAAAGGGACAGACAAATAATATATCACTATCGGTATCCCTCAACAGGACGATACAGAACCCTTATTACCTATTTAGTTTCACTCATATTCAGTCAAAAAACCAGATAAACTTTATACCAGAGGTCATCCTAATAAATGACCGATACGACGAATTCCGATTCGTCGAGGCACCCACTACAAATTTATCATTACTCCCACCACAAGTATATTTCCAATACGACGGACAATATTGGGTTGAGGTCTATGAACAAACCTCAAGCGGAAATACCAACCCCTCTCAATCGGGACAAATGTTATGGGACGGACGAGCGGTTGTAGAGGACCCCGCAGTTCCGAATCCATATTACCAATGGACCTCAAATAATGAGGACAACGCTAATTTTATTTTTATATCAGACGACGAAGTTCCGGTATCACCAACACCGACACCATCGGTGACCCCGAACATACCAACACCGACCCCAACGACAACACCATCGCCTACACCGACCTCGACGATAACACCAACTCCGTCGGTGACACCAACAATTACACCAACTACTTCACAAATACCAAAATACCCGTTCCTCGTTCAATACGACGGAGACCTATCCAACCTATGCTCAGGTTCAGGGACCATAAGTTTGACTCTATACGGACTCGACTCGGTATATCAAAATAACACGAACTTATACCTTGATATAAACTTGACCATACCTGCGCCAGTGGGATATGCAGAATACTTGGGTATTATACTCGAAATAAACCCCGCTGGTGTCGTTTCAGGAGTCGTAGTATGTCCTTCATCCACTCCGACACCAACACCCACGCAGACACCAACAGAAACTCCAACACCAACACCAACTCCAACAACGAGTCCGATACCGAAATATTCATTCTCGGTAACCTACGATGGAAACCTAAATATGTTATGTTCAGGAGGAGGAACAATAACACTCACCTTATACGGAACGGACCCTGTATATCAAAACAATACAAACCTATATCTCGATAATAACCTCACGATATCAGCACCGGTCGGATACGCAGAATACTTGGGGGTTATACTCGAAATAAACCCCGTTGGCGTGGTTTCAGGGGTCGTAGTATGTCCTTCTCCGACTCCAACAATAACCCCGACAATAACTCCGTCTATAACACCATCATTCACTCCAACAGAAACACCAACACCGACACCAACACCAGTAATGTGGATAATAGGTGGTGGTTTTGATAGAGACGTTCATACGGCTAAATTTAGTGGAAGTAGTGTTTATGTCGGAGGTAAGTTTTACTCCTATAATGGTTACGATATTACAAAATTATGTCGACTACAACCAAATGGACTGATAGACACAACATTCAACCCTGAATTCTCAGAGTTATTCACCAATGAATATGTAAGGACATTGGAATTTGACAATAACGGATACATATACGCAGGGGGTAATATTGGACGATACTCAAACCTTACAGGATACAATATTATAAAACTTGACCAAACAGGTGCTTACGATACAACATTCTATAATAACGCAAGACCAAATGCTGTGGTGAACAAATTATTATTATCCCAAGATGGACTTACTATGTATGTGGGTGGAAACTTTCTAACATGGGGAGCATTCGGGGCTCCACGTTTGGCTCAAATAGACCTCGATGGAAATATAATACAGGGCTTCAACTTCAATAGTCAAATTTTTGATATGTGCTTCCATCCCGATGGAGACCTATTGGTGGTTGGTTCATTCACATTATATGCTGGTGTTGGTAGAAATAGAATTGTGAAAATAAACCCAACTACTGGTGCTATTGACGCTACATTTGCCGGTAATATCGGGACTGCGTTCAATACAGGAATCGCCTATAAAGTAAAAATTATCGGTGGAAAAATATGGATGGTTGCCACTGGAACATCATTCAACGGAAACTCATTTGATGAGGTCGTTAGGCTCAACTTGAATGGAACTTGGGATACGCCTTGGGTGAGGACCTTTGGTGGAAATATGTTCGACTTTGAAATTGACACCACAAATGGATGGTTCTATTATCACGGAAATATAACTGAAGTCAATGGTAACCCAAGACACTTCGGACGACTTGACCTGACAACAGGGGTTCCTGATACAACATTTAGTGATGGATATTGTTCGATAAATATTAGTCCTGATTCCCAAATAGGAGAAACGATATTTATTGACGCTCAGAGTAGAAGCACATTATTTGGTTACTATACGGGGGTATGTTTCCCACCACAGGTGATTGTAGACTTCGAAGCATATCAACACGCCATTCGACGTAACCTAAACGGAAGTAGTGATACAATTGGACTATAAGTTTTTTTATACTTACCTTTATACAACAAAATACAACACAAAATAAGAGATGAACAGGGATAATTTATTCAAACTCGACTTTGAGGTGGTGAACCTACCAACCTTCGAGGAGACCATAACTAACAAGGAATGGATACTTTGGGGTGGGGATAATTTATGGCCCAGTCACTCCATCGACCTATACAATTATTCCGCTATCAACAGAGCCTGTCTAAATGCAAAACGAGATGCTGTTTGGGGTGAAAAACTCCTAATAGACGGACAGGACTCAACCCTTTATATGGTCAACGGAATGAACTCATTGAGGGAAATTTATAAAAAGACCGCAATGGACTTTGTTATCCATAACGGATTCGCACTCAACGTGGTAAAAAATAAGATGGGAGACGGAATATCAGAAATGTATCACATGGACCTATCTAAACTACGTTCAGGAAAAGTCGATTATCGTGACTTTGTTCAGGAATATTGGTATAGTGCTGATTGGAGAAATGAGAGGAAATACAAACCCTTCAGCATACCTGCATTTGACCTGAATGATGAGGACCCCTCTCAAATTTATTGGTATATGGGATACGCACCTAACCAAACATACTATCCGATGCCAGAGTGGATAGGAAGTAGGGTTGCCACGGAAATTGATATCAACATCAAAAACTTCCACCTACAAAACTTACAAAACGGATTCTTCCCGTCAATTTTTATTTCCTTGAATAATGGTATTCCATCAGAGGAGGAGAGAAGTCAGGTATACAGACACCTGATGGACAAATACTCATCAACGAATAACGCAGGGGGACTATTCCTAAACTTCGCAGAGGACAAGGAACACGAACCAACCATTACACCACTCAACCTAAATAACTCTGACCAATTTTATAGAGATATGGATGAAATTGTGAGGAACACGATTCTAACCGGTCATAGAATAACATCCCCAAAACTTTTGGGAATAGAAACACCAGGACAACTTGGGTCCAAAAACGAAGTCGTTGAGGGATACGAACACTTCCTACGAACTACAATCGTTCCATTACAGGACCAACTATTAGAACAATTCGAGAAATTACTATTCTTGAGGGACAAAAAACTACACAAATTGGAGATAATTCAAAACGAAATTTTTGATACTAATCCAGTAGAGTCCATAACCCCCGAACTACCAAATACACCTCAATAAAATGGCAGCGGTTTTATTAGTCAGTGCTCAAAAAATAAAGGCGTTCACCGAAATAAATGATAACGTCGATGAAAAATTATTATTGGCGGGGGTTCAAATTGCTCAGGACTTGGGACTCCAAAATTTACTCGGAACATCCTTCTACAATTACATCCTCAACGGAGCACAAAACAACACCCTATCGGGTCCAGACCTAACACTATTACAGGACTACATACAACCATATCTCCTATGGAGAGCCACTTGGGAGTCATTACCGACCCTATGGATGAGGGTAATGAACAAGTCCGTCATTATAGGACAGACCGAACAGGGACAACCCGTAGATAAGGGAAACCTAACCTACCTACGTAACATCCACGAAGCAAGATACGAGTTCTACGCTCAGAGAATGATGGATTGGATACAAAACCATCCTGGTGACTACCCACTCTACTTCTCATACTCCACAATCGATGGAATGAGACCAGCGAAGGAAAATTATTATTCAGGAATTTACATCGATACAGGAAGGAGACGACTTCCACGTTTCGGAGGAGGATATCCAGGTCTTCCTTCATACACCGACCGAACAGACCCTGACTACTGCTGTGATGGATGGTAAATAAGTAGTGAGCATCATCAAACCTCATCAAGCCTCATCAACAACTATCGAAAAGTAAAACGAAATGGAACCATTTATCTCACTCCTAATGACCTCAATTACAGGGTTTGTAACATTCCTACTTGGGATAAGAAAAGGACGAGCAGAGACCGAAAGTGTCCTTCTACTCAATTTGGAAAAAAGTATCAATATCTATCAAACCATCATCGATGATATGAAGGAGGAGATAAGGTCCTTGAACGTAAAAATAGATGCCCTCGAGAAAAAAGTTGGAACCCTCCTTGAGGAAAACCACGAACTAAAAAAACTAATGAAGGAACACGATGCCTCTACCAATCCCAAGAAATAGTGAAACCCAAAGAGAATACATCAACCGATGTTATGAAGTAACCAAAGACGAGTTCCCATCGAACCAAGCGATGGCGGTGTGTTATGGACGTTGGAGAGAAAAACAAATGAGAATTATTCGTGACCTAAAACGAGTCAAAAAATAATTCCACGACTACGACAACGTTCCAAAAATTGCTGATGAACGTCCCCCTCAACATTATAACCCAAGTCATTCAATAACTCACGAGCGGAATTGACATCGTTCTGCTTAGATAAATTATTAGGATAATGTAGGTCCTTGAGACGAGTTTTTCCGACAACAATAGCACTTCTTTGACTACAGGAGGAGCATACCCATCGAGCACGGATTCCTACGTAGAAAGAATTACCACAAATTTTACAAATACGACGTTCATCCATATTGACGAAAAAGATAAAAAGTTTATATTTATAACTATACACGAAAACAAAAAAATTACAAGGGGGGGAGTTCAGCCATTTATGACTCGGTTGGGGTTTACAGGGTTTATTTGTCTTACTCTTTTTTGGGTCCACCGAAGTCCTCTCCCCCCTAACTATAACCCTCCTTGAAAAAGGGGGGTTTTTTTATTCACCCACCGAGTTGACTTTTCCGGTTCTCGACTATATTTACGTTTGAAATGGCACATAAACCGGTGGGAAACCACTACCTAAAAAAAAAATAAAAAATGCGTAAAGCCTTCAGTTTTTACAGGTCATATTACGAGACATACAAACTACTCGATGATAAGACCAAAGTCCAAATAATGGACGCTCTCCTTGAAAGACAATTCAACGGAACGGAACCTCAACTTGAGGGGATAAGTCAAATAATATGGGGTTCTTGGAAGTTCCTCGTCGACCAACAAGTAAAGGGATACGAGGATAAAACCAAGACCAAAATAGGAGAAAAAAGAGACCCTATCGAACCCCCTACCGAAGGGGGTAAGGAAGGGGGATACCAACCCCCTTACCAACAAGAGCAAGAGCAAGAGCAAGAGCAAGTAAAAGAAAAAGAAAAAGTAAGTAATAATAATAGAACTAATAATGGAAAAATTATTGAACAAATAATTTTTCCAAATAATTATAATAGAAGTTCTATCAGAAGTTCTACGGAAATTTCTTACAACCACATACAGGATACTTTTACAGACGAGGAACAAAAACAAGCTCTCAAGGAACTTCAAGAAGTTGCTAAAAAGAAATGGGGGATAGAGTTATGAAAAATAAAAATAAAACCTCAACGGAATACGATATAACCATCGAGAACAAACGACTTGAAAAATTACTCAAGGATATAAAAAACAGAGGAGATGTTTATTCAAGCTTCACTCAATTCGAACAAGAGATAGATGACTCAATAAAAACAGCGGAGATAAAAGTCCAATTAGAACCGAGTGTAAGACAATACGGAAATGTATTCATAGAATACTCAATGAAAAAACCCGAATGGGACGTTTTCAGACCTTCTGGGATATCTTCTACCAAAAGTGATACCTACATACTACCCATACTCCAAAACGACGGGAAAATAGGTCCTATAACGATAATGGTAAAAACCAAATACCTCAAAGAAATAATCGATAAAGGACTTGAGGAAGGATGGGTTTTGGATATAACAACCTACAAACTCAATGGAACCAACGATACAAATAAAGGATATACCATTCCAATAGAAAAATTACTCGAACCATTACTCCAACTAAAACCAACAGAGGTAACAGAACAGGAACGTAACCAACGACTCAAGGAATTACAAAAAAACAAAAAGTAATATTTATCAATATGAAAAAAACCAGACTCGAAAAACTATTCCAAGTATTCAGTAACCTCAATAAAGTTGGACTCAAAACATCCTTTGGGATTTACATCGATGATATGGAACTCATAATGATAGATAAGGAATTATTTCAAGACGGAATATTCTTTACCAGACGACAAATAGTCGATGCGTTCAAGAATAACTCCCAACTCTTCATAAAAGAGACCAACACCGAAGGCATACTCGAGGTGGAACTAATAAACCAAAATATATTCTTCCAACGAAATAGTAAGGATATGATATTGATAAAAATGTATAAAAACGAACTAATAGAACTTTATGAACTTAGTAAAAGAATTCGACTACAAAACTTGGAACAGGCAAGAAATATTTCAATACCTCACTAAACTATCACTACACGCACCGAACGGACTGACTATGGAATTTGTAGAGGAGGACGAACTCGGATACTCAATGGTCGTGAGACAAAAAAGGGAACTACTTGATGTATATTTCGTCGATACAATTTACGACCTATATCAGTCAAATTATATTCTCAATAACAAATACAAAATGGGAAACTTTCTATATGCATATCCAACATTCGATGGAAAACCAGAACAGGAAGTTCATCAATTTATCGATATGATAACAGACCATATAGTTTATTATGAATAAAGAACCAGAACTACCCGAACACCTCAAAGTAGAAATACCAAAATATACTCTATCCCTATATTTCACCGGTGATGCTCCACACGAGTTCGGATACGTTCTACACGAAGGAACCACAAAGATAGATGAGAAAAAGGTCGGAACACTCGGAACGATGGGTGTTTTATCGATTCTACGGGACTTTCTCAAAGAAAAGATATCAGAGGACCAAACGATATACGAACTCCTCTTACAGACGAGATTCCAAAACAGGACTATGATAAAATAGAAGGGGGGTCCCGAAAGACCCCCCAACCCAAGAAAACACAAAACAACACAGAGAAATTAGGAGAGGTCCACGTCCACAGCGTAATTACGACAGAAAACATCGAGTCGAGACAGACGATCAAAGTCCTTATACTGAGCATCGGTGGATGGGTCACAACGAAGTCGGTTGAAGGAACACTCAACAACACCATCACGGAGGTCATATCCACCCCACCAACAATGGAAACCCTTGAAGGTGAAGGTATAAGACGACATAAGTTCACCCGACTTGTAGGCTTCGGTAACTTGACGGAGGGAGGTGTAGTTTTTCATCGTGATAAAGAGGTTAGAGGTTCAACTCAACAAAGATACGTTGGATATTTGGAATACACAAATTAGATACCGACAACTGACTGAACTTTCTTCAGTTGACCTTTGGTCAGTCCGAGACGTAACCACATAATACCACCCTTCGGGCTTTTGAAGTGAGCCTCGCAACCACGATCTCGGTGGTTGACGATACCCAACAACTCGAGGGACTCAAGAGAGGGATACTCCTCCAACATAGAGTCGAAGTCGATGGTGTGAACAGGACGACCTGACTCATAGTTTTTATCAGAGATGGTCTTCAGAAGGGAGATAGGTAGGGACTTGGTAAGTGACATAGTAAAAAGGGTTTTGGATTGTTAGACAGGACAAAGGTAAGTAAAAGGAATGAATCCCACAAATTATACTGAAGGGAATTCAGAAATTTCTTCATCAAGACATTCATTGATGGACTCGAGGAGCTCATCGTAGTCCTCCCACCAGATCTCACCCAAATTGTTGTGAATGTGGTTAGACAACCAACCTTCAAAAACATCCCAATATTCAGAGACGAACTCTTCAGTCGTTCCAAAGTGGCGGGATACTGACTTGGGGGTGAAAGTGAAAGAAATTTTCTGTTCCATAATAAAAGAGGTTAGAGGTTCAACACGACAAAGATATAACAAAAAAAGTTCCCCCACAACTTGGTTGATAAAATAATTCGTCATATATTTACATCATAATAGAAAACCCCAAGACAAAAAATGAAACTACACCAAGACGACCTCGAGATGATGGACTACTACGACGGACTCATCATCACCACAGACGATGAAAAACTCACCAAAGCCATCGAAGGTATCTACAACACCCTTATCTTCGAACTCGAACACGACGATATTATCCGATACCTCAAAGTCAAAGTTCAATACCTGAACGAAACCCACCAATACAAACAAGAGTGGGATAACATCCGAAAACTACAAGAGGGAGAATAATATGAAAAACCTAACTGACAACGAACTTCAGATGATGGACTACGTAGATACACTCATACTAACGATAGACAACCACAAACTCAACGAGACCATCAAAAGTGTTTACTACACCCTTATCCTCGAGGACTTCCCTCTTGATATATCAGAATACCTACGAATAAAAGGACAATACATAAAACAAGAAAACCCAATATGAGATCGATAGATAGAATACAACAATGGATGGACCACGAACTCGATGATCAGTATATCACGGGAAATAGGTGGGACGGACATAAAAATTACTTTATCCAAGTCACCAGAGAGGACGAAAAGGGTAAATACTCCTACAACTTCGGATATCAAGGTATCAAAGGAAAATGGACAACCATAACAAATAAAAGATACCTAACTAAACTCGGACTTCTAAAACAATTCAAACACATAAAAACCGACTATAACTACTACCTAACATAAAATGGAACTCAAAGAAGGTAAAACCTACAAACTCGGAAAAGGGAGAATAAAGATACTCGAAATAAACGAAACAGACGTAAAGGTGGAATACAACGGAAAAGAATATCCAAACTGCGATATAAATTCACTGACGGAACTTATAAAAAAAGATGGATAAAAACTTGGTTCAGAAAAAAACTTTACTATATTTATAATAGACAAATAAACTAAACAAAAACAAAAAAAAAATGGCAACAACAACTTTAGAAACAAGACCCAACGAGGACAGAATAATGTATCAAAACCAGAGTCACTTGGCTCACAAATACTTCGAAATGTGTGGAATATGTCCCGACCTCGAGGACCTCGTAAGAATAACAGACCTACTGGTAGTGTGTGTAAAACATAAAACAAACGATACCATCAAAGAGTCCCTGAATAAGGCTCAACAACATATAAAAGAAAAATACAAAAAATAAGGAGGAACTGAACTAACTAATGCACCCAGTAAGGAACCTCAAAACCTCCACTACGATAAATAGTGGGGGTTTTTTCATTTTAGGTGGAACTTTTTTATTATTATGATATATTTATAGTCATAACCCGGTAAAATAAAAAGTAAGGACTATGGATATGAACGAGTGGATAAATAGGAACTATAAAGACCTTTATAATACCACCAAAAATATCGTCA